TTATTATTAAATTTATTTACCCATTCTCTTACTGTAATATTTTTCATATCTATTCCTCCATTTCTGTAGCTTCTGCGTCACTGTCATAGCACTGATCTGGTACATTTTCTCTACCTTCCTTAATAGCATCAATTAACTTTTCTTCTGCCTCTTCTTTGCTGTTTGCCTCTACTTCATAATATCCTTCATAGCACTCATAATATCTAACATTAAATTTTGCCATAATTATTCCTCCAATCTTAAAATGAAATTGCTATTTCCTACGACAAATCATAATCGTAGTCTTCATAATCACAATTGTCTTCTGCACAAAATTCAACCGAAATTCCTGCACCGAAATTTGCAATTAAAATTCCTCCGCATTTTGGACACCGATTGTTATTTTCTCTAATATCTTCCACAAATTCTTCATTTTTCCCAAGTTTAATATCTTTTCTTGTTTTCATTTCCATCACTCCAATCTATACCAAATTCCATGTTTTAATAGGTGTACTCACTGAAATATCAAAATGTCCATCATTCCGCAAATCCTCAATTTCTTTTCTAAGTACAATACACTCAAATTTATTCTCTTTGATTGCCTTGTGAATTACTCTCATTGCACCTGCTTTTGATTTGTAATTTCTATTGAATGTTGCTTGTTTGTCTTTATCAGGAAAACCAACAACCTTATAAAATACTTTGTCAGTTTCTCTTAGATTCTTTGGTTTATGTTTGCACATTTTAATCATCCTCCTTCAGATTAGGACATAATCCAAGACCACCATCAATTTCAGGTACTCTTCTATATGCTCCTCTGTGAATACAATTTTCCTTATCACATTCTGTACAATCACATTTCTGATACTGTTCATATGTCATTTTCCAACCTGTCTCCGTAAATCTTTCTCTTGTCATCATATGAATCACTCTCCTTCAAACAATCCTGATCAACAACTACAAATAACTTAATTTCTTCTCCGACTTCGTTTTCATCAAGATCCAGATTATCAAGAAACTCTGCAAATGTCCCATATGTAAAATCTTCCCTATGCAAATACACATCATGTACTGTTGGAGTACACCATAGATGCAACCGAATGAACTCAATCAGTTCAATCCACTCACATTCATTACAGATTCTTCTTGCGCATCTAACTAATGACTGAAGAAATTCTGCTGTCATTAATCCG